CGAAAGACCGTATCGAGCGGTTCACCTCGACATGGCGGCAAATTGCGGCGTTCATGTTGATGCTCTCCGGTGTGCAAGTAGATGAAACGGCGATTACGCCGGTATTCGAGCGACCAGAGACGATCCAGCCGTTCACCCAGGCACAGACGCGACAGATCAGTGTGGCGGCCGGGATACCGCTGCGGACTCAGCTCCGCAATGAGGGATGGTCGGAGGCGCAGTTGGAGCAAATGGAAGCTGACCGCCAGGCAGAGCAGGCAGCGGCACAGGCCAGCCTGGCGCGGGCGCTGCTGGAACAGCAACGGCGGTTTGACCAAAATCAAGCAGGAGGACAATGATGGGGAGGAAGCAAAACGATGCTGAGGCGAAAATCAATCGGGTGTTGGGTATGTTGGACGCCAACGAGGTAGATCGTATCGTTGGCGAGAACGACAAGGAATGGCGGGCAATCGCTGAGGCGGCAATGGCCTGGCAGGGGCTGCTCACGAAGGGCTTGAATGCCCGGCGAGATAAGGCGCTGATGCGGTTGTTGACGAGTAGCCTCCTCGTTTTGGGCACGTTGATCAAGTATACCTATGCGCTGGGGATTCGGCGTGGGCGTGGAATGAGAGATGCCTGATCCGGCTGTGGTCATCGCCTCGCGTGAATTCAAACGAGGTCTTTTGCTCCGCGAGCGAATGCAAATGGAGGAGATGGCGCGGCGATGGCTGGACGTGGAGGCCGCGCTGGAGGCGCAGATCGCGGCACTGGCCCAGGAATTTGCGGACGAAAAAGCGGCGGGGCGGGCAATCAGCCAGGCCAAGCTCTATCGCATGGAACGTTATCAACGGCTCTTGGCACAGACGCAAGACGAATTTGTCCAGTACGCCGGTTATGCTGAGCGAGTGGTGACGACCGGGCAGGAGGAGATGATCCGCCTGGGGCGTGATCACGCCGTCCGGGCCATCGAACTGAGCTATTGGCCGGAGATGGCAGCTTATTTTGACCGGCTGCCAGTTGAGGCGGTGCAGAACCTGGTTGGTCTGGCCAGCAACGGCGCGCCATTGGGCGAGCTCCTCAAACTGCGGATGGTACGTGATGCGAATGGGCAACCATTGCCAGGCGTGTGGCAACGGCTGACGCAGACGCTGATCAACGGCACGGCTCAGGGGTGGAACCCACGCAAGACGGCGCGGGCGATGCGTGATGATCTGGCCGGAGGATTGCAGAAAGCGCTGGTCATTGCGCGCTCTGAGCAGCTGCGGGCGTACCGGGAGACTAACCGCGCACAATACGAGCACAGCGGCGTGGTGATAGGCCAGAAGCGGCTCGTGACTCACGACGGGCGGACCTGCGCGGCGTGCATTGCCGATGAGGGAACGCTGTATGATCTGCGGGACATTATCTCAGATCATCCCCAGGGGCGGTGTACATCGGTTCCAGTCGTGAAGGGAATGCCGGAGGTGCAGTGGCTTTCCGGTGAGGCGTGGTTCCGAACACAGGATGAGGCGGTACAGCGCTCGATTTTGGGTGATGGGCGATATGAGGCGTGGCGAGATGGGCGGATTGAATTCAGTGCCATGGCCACGCATACCTACGATGAGACCTGGGGCGGAGGCATAACACCGACACCTTTGAGTGAATTGGTGGGATAGACTTCTCCTATTTCCCAGGAAATAAGGAAATATAAGGCGAGATGCCGACACAAACCGAGAGGGAGAGTGACGATGACAGACGAAAACACGAACGACAATGAGACCAACAACGAAACCAACAACGACCAGGGAAACGAGACGCGGACCTGGGAGGCGGTACTGGAGGGATTGCCGGAGGATGTGCGTGCTCTTTACGATGAGCACATACAGGGATTACGTTCGGCGCTCGATGCTGAACGGGGCCAGCGCCGGGACCTGGCGCGGCAGTTGCGGGAGGCAACACAGAGCCTGGAGGAAGGCTCTCAGGCGCGGGATGCGCTGGAGAGTGTGACTGCACGGCTGGAAGCTGCTGAGCAGCGGGCCGCGTTTTTCGAGGAGGCGGCTAGGCCGGAGATCGGCTGCACAAATCCCCGTCTGGCGTACCTGGCGGCTCAGGAGATTGAGGCCTTTGACCGGCGAGGCAATCCCAACTGGGATGTGCTGAAGAAACAGTTCCCGGAACTGTTTAGAAAGACGAAAACGCCCAGCGCGAACGCCGGGTCGGGCGCAGGCGGCCAGACTCCGAAAGGTGGCGATATGAATGCGTTCATCCGACGGTCGGCAGGGCGACTGTAAAGGAGCTTGAACGATGCCTTACAACAGCTTGATTTCACGAACGGACGCGGCGGCACTCATTCCAGAGGACGTCAGCCGCGAGATTGTACAGGGCGTGGCCGAGGCCAGCGCAGTGATGCGCCTGGCGCGGCGGCTGCCCGATATGCCGCGCAATCAACGCCGAATACCTGTGCTGAGTGCACTGCCCACGGCCTACTTCGTGTCCGGTGACACCGGTCTGAAACAGACCACCGAGGTGGACTGGACGAACAAATACCTGAATGCCGAGGAGATCGCCTGCATCGTGCCGATTCCGGAGGCGGTGCTCGACGACGCGGACTACGACATCTGGGGCGAGATCCAGCCCCTCATCGTTGAGGCAATGGGCGTGGTATTCGATGCGGCAGTGCTGCATGGGACGAATGCGCCGGCCTCGTGGCCTGATGACATCGCTACCGCGGCCGCGGCTGCGGGCAATAGCGTGGACCTGAGTGCTATCGTAGGCGGTGGTGGGGATCTGTACGACGCACTGCTCGGTGAGAGTGGGAGCATTGCAAAGGTCGAGGCGGACGGGTTCATGGCCACAGGCCACATCGGGGCGATCACCATGCGGGCGAAGCTGCGCGGCTTGCGCGATAGCAATGGCCAGCCCATCTTCAACCGCTCGATGGCGGATGGCACGCGCTATGAGCTGGATGGCGAACCGATTGAGTTTCCACGCAACGGCGCACTGGACGCGAGTTCGGTGCTGTTGTTTAGCGGAGATTTCTCGCAGTTGGTCTACGCCATGCGCCAGGACATCACGTATCGCGTACTGACCGAGGCCGTGATACAAGATGCAGCGGGGAACATCGTCTACAACCTGCCACAACAAGATATGATTGCCCTGCGGGCCGTGATGCGTGTTGCATGGCAGGTGCCAAATCCGATCAATCGCCTGCAGGAGACCGAGGCCAATCGCTATCCGTTTGCCATTCTGGTTCCGTAGCGGGCCGGGAATGAATAAGGAGGTAACGACAGATGGCTGAAGGAAAAGGTGCTTATCGCGCAGCGCTGGCTGCGCTGGACACGGGCGGTGGAGTGCTGAGCCTGGCTAACCCCGAGGGCGCGGACATCATCGTGACCCGCCTGGTGCTCGATATCACCACGGCAGCTACGGGTGCGTGCACGGTGGATGCTGGCATCGCGGCCGGAGCTACGACCAGCTCCGACAATCTGATTGACGGACTGGACGTGAACGCGGCGACCGGCGTTTTCGACAATATCGAGGACAAAGGCACTAACGGCAAGACGCGCCAGAAATGGGAGAGCGATCAGTATCTCACTATCAGCATGGCCACCGGCGCGGCGGCCGGGCTGGCGGGCTATGCCTACGTCGAGTACATCCGCGTGTAAGCTCTCTGTAGGAGGTGACGGATGAGCTTCAAAGCATTGGTGCGCAAATTAAGCCGGCGCAAAGGGGTGCGAACCCCAGAGCGACTCGCTGGCTGGATTTGCAATCGCAAACGAGGTAAGCGCAAGCGACGTAGGCGCAGGAGGTAAGTGGTTATGGCAGCGACGGCGGCACAGATCGCAAAGCTGCGACGGATGGTCAACGAACCGACAACGGACACGTACACCGACGAAGATCTGGCTGACTACATCGAGAGCTATCCACGGATAGATGAGCGCGGCGAGTCCCCCTATACCTGGGATACCTCGACCGAGCCGCCGACCCAGGACGTGAACGATAGCTGGATTCCGACGTACGATCTGAACGCCGCCGCCGCTGACATTTGGCAAGAGAAAGCGGCTGTATTGGCCCAGGATTACGACTTCAACGCAGATGGTGGCCAATACAGCCGCTCTCAGGCGTATGAGCACGCCATGCGCCAGGTGCGGTACTATCGCAGCCGGCGCAGCCCACTGACGATCACGGCTAGGCCGGAGCCGAAATACCCGGAGAGCACTATCTGGATAGGCAACCTGGCGGAGGTGTAGAACTATGATGCCACGGACGCGGAAGACCTGGCAGCGTATCATAACTGCCGCTGAGAAACTGACAGCAGAACATGGCATAGAGATGCCGGAAAATCTGCAGTTGGTATCGGGTGACTTGATGACGCGGCGCATCCGGCGATTGGAGGCCCTGGCCGATCTGATGGAGG